TTGCAGCAAATTCTTTTGTTGGCAGCAGTTGGGATATGCCCTTCAATCATATGCAAACTAATTGTATGGCTGTTCTGCATCAATTAGAAGCTATTCGCCGCCACGCTCCACATTGCCGTTACTACAACGCTGGCAGCTCTGAAGAGTTTGGAGATGTTATTGAGTCTCCTCAAACAGAAGACCACCCATTACGTCCTAGAAGCCCGTATGGAGCCTCTAAATGCGCCGCTAGACACTTAGTCAAAGTATATAGAGATTCTTATGATATTTATGCAGTTCAAGGCTGGTTATTTAATCATGAGGGGATTAGAAGAGGAGAGGAATTCGTTACAAGAAAAATAACCAAAAATGTTGCTAGAATTTTAGAGGAGTATGAACTGGGCAAAACCACTACACCTCTTCAATTAGGGAATATTGATTCTAAAAGAGATTGGAGCGATGCTGAAGATTTTGTAAGAGGGGTCTGGCTTATGTTGAATCAAGACAGAAAAAATCCAAAGGATTATGTGCTTTCATCTAATGAAACTCATACTATTAGAGAGTTTGTTGTAGAGGCTTTTAACTTTGTTGGTTTTCATAGAAATCAATGCAAATGGAAGGGTAAAGGCATGGAAGAAAAATATTTTCATGGGCCTGATTGTCTTATGGAAATAAATAAAGATTTTTATCGCCCAGCAGAAGTTGACTTATTGTGGGGAGACTCAACCAAAGCAAGAGAAGAGCTTGGTTGGGAGCCAAAAACTAATTTCATCAATCTTGTGAAAAAAATGGTTGACTGCGATGTCTTTTCAAGACAGACTTTCCCGTGAGCAAATATAAAGGACCAAATAAAAGAGAAATACTTTTTCGATTATTAGAGGTTCCAGATAAAGGCAGAAGACCTTTTTTTGCCCGAGAGATGAAAATGCTCAACGATTTGTGTGAGCGTTATTCTCAAGAATTTATGGCCATAGTGTCATTTAGCAAAAAATTTGATTCATTAGCTTATCTTGTCAGCGATAAATTAAAGAAAACTTTAGATGAAAAATTCAGAGCTTTCAATTTTAAAGTTGACTTATCGAAGTACAAAACCTATGATATAGGCGATAAGGTAGGGCATGACGCAAGCTTACCACGCAAAAACAAAACCATAAAAGATTTTTTAAATGAGTGAAGGACCAGACCCAAACGATATTCTAGGTAATTTCTTGAAATCCAACAAAAGCGACCACTACAATTTTGAAGACGAGTGCGATTACAAAGTTTCTAGTGGCTCTCTTCAATTTGATCTGTGCATGAATGGAGGGTTTGGACCTGGGTTACATCGCTTTACTGGTCTAACAGAAGGGGGAAAAACTTCCGAGGCTTTAGAAGTTATGAAAAACTTTCTAAACACAATAGAAAAACCCAGAGGCTTGTATATTAAAGCTGAAGGCAGGTTAGGTAAAGAAGTGAGAGAGAGGTCTGGGGTCAAATTTGTGTGGTCAGCAGATGAGTGGGTAGACGGCACTTGTTTTGTTTTAGAAACGAATATTTATGAAACAGCAATGACTTGCATCAAACAACTCATTGACAATGAAAAGAATAAACATAAATATTGTTTTATATTAGATTCTGTTGATGGTTTAGTCGCCAAGAATGATGCGTCTAAAGGTTTTGATGAGTTCGCCAAAATAGCCGCAGGAGCTAGCATCGCATCTACTTGGTGCAAACAAACTAGCATTGCTTTAGGCAAGAGGGGCCATATGGCTATTTTTATTAGTCAGGTAAGGTCAGAAATGAGAGACCAATACTCTAAAGAACCCCCTAGACAGTCTGTAGCAACAGGGGGATATGCCTTGCAGCATTACGCTAACAGCGTTATTCAATTTCAGCCTAGATACAAATCCGATTTGATTCTTCAAAATCCTAGCGTAAAAACTATTGACGAGAAAAAAAACCCAATCATTGGTCATTTTGCAAAAGTTTTAATCTGCAAATCTCCTAATGAAAAATCTAATGTAAGCTTGACTTACCCTGTCAGATATAATCGATCTGGTGGCAACTCTATTTGGATTGAGAAAGAAATCGTAGACTTGTTATACGCTTGGGAATTTGTGGAAAAGAAGGGTGCTTGGATTAAACCCACCGAAGACTTTCAAGAGCTTTTAAAAGAAAACAGCTTAACTTTCCCAGATCAAATACAAGGCGACAATAATCTTTTCAAAACACTGGATCAGGATGAGGATTTATGTAAATTTTTGATAAACTATTTCAGAGAACAAATCGGAGCATGAAGTTCATTGACCAGTATGGAAAAGAAAGAAACCTTAAAAACGCAAAGAAATATTTAATTGATTGGGACAAACCTAGCAGGAGCAAGTTCCAAACAAACGTAAAAAAATTTTTGCGAACATATTGGGAGAATGATATTGTGTTTGAAGAGTTTAGAGTTGTTGGCAGCAGATTGACTTTGGATTTCTACAATGCTAATAAAAAAATAGCCGTGGAAGTTCAAGGCGCTCAACATACTAAATTCGTTAAACACTTTCATAAAAATCATTTTAAATATGCCGATCAACTCAAAAGAGATGAGAAGAAATTAAATTTTTGCCAAGCTAATAAAATAAAATTAGCAGAAGTTTACCCTCAAGACGAAATACAAGCATCTTTATTTAGCGAACAAGATATTTATCTATGAATTTACCAGAAGGAAGTGATGGCGGGGAATTTTGCATTCCAACAGAAATGGTCGATAAACTTTATGAGTTATCAGGAGGAGCAGATAAATATAAAGGAGTTATCATGGCTGTTTCATCTGAAAATGGTAAGCCACTTATATATTGCAAATTTGATTGTGGTATGACAGAGTTTGCTTTAACAAAAGCTCTGGAGAATCATTTCCAACACCCAGCAGAACAGATAAGAGAGGAAGATTAATGATATACAATTTCGAACTAGAAAAGCAGTTGTTAGCTGGACTTATTAAAGAGCCAGAGAGTCTCGCAGAGATTTCTAACTTTATTAGCAACTCTGATTTTTATTCTAAACAAAGCTCTTTACATTCTGCAATTTTTAGGATCATCCAACAAGCAATTAACGCTGGAGATGAAATAGATGAAATCATTGTGGCTCAAAGAGTCAACGAAGTCGGGCTTTCGTTCGAAGATAATTTAAACCCTTCAGATTATATCAAGTCCCTATCTTTAAGAAAAGTTCCTAAAGGTAATATTATTAA